TACGCAGAGATGTTGACTATGTGGTAACTACCTATGGTGTATACAATGTTGTTAATCTTTTATCGATGCCAGCCATTGGAGATAAAATTGACGTTGCTGTGTTTAGCAACGAACCAAGCAGTATAGGCTACTACGAAGTTCCTCAGAACTTGGACCTAAACCCACTGAATGAAAATTTCACAACAATCACGCTTGGCCAATTACGAGCACACTATAACAAACTGATTGAAAATACTGTTACTGGGGCAACTGAATCAACACCTTCGCAAGACAGATATTTAAAAGCGCAAGGTGGCACACTGGTACAACATAGTGCGCCATTGACTTATGCAATGAGTTTTTTAAACGATCCGTCGGCCAATTTTGTTGACAGCATTACGGCAGCAAGAAAAGAATACACACGCTTTAAAAATAAATTTTTGGGCCTGTGCACCACGTTGAATGGTATTGATTATAAAAATCCCGTGACCGGTGTTGATGCCATATTACAAAGTATCAATTTGGTCAAAAACAACACATTCCCTTGGTACTTCAGTGATATGGTACCACAAGGTGGCAATTACAACACCACGGTGTACTCTATTTTAAATGCACGTCAAACCAGTTACGAAATCAGCAGTTTCTTTGACACAACCAAATTGAGCAATCGTGCAGTATTGGTCTATTTAAACAATAAACAATTGGTAATGGGACGCGACTACCAATTCAGCACAGTGAGTCCAGCAGTTGAAATCATGGTTTCATTGACATTTGGTGACACACTGACCATCAGAGACTATTTTAATACCGATGGTTGTTATGTGCCGGAAACACCAACCAAATTGGGACTGCACCCAAAGTTTGAACCAGAGATTTATCTTGACAGCACATATCAAACTCCTGTGCGTGTTATTAGAGGACACGACGGAAGTTTAACTCCGGCGTTTGGTGATTTCCGCGACGACTTTTTGCTAGAACTTGAGCGAAGAATTTTTAACAATATCAAAGCCAGTTACGCAACCAATGAAATTAACCTTTACGATACAATTCCCGGATATTTCAGAAATACTGACTACAGCAAAGAAGAATTCAATCAAATTCTAAACCAAAACTTTTTACAGTGGGTCGGCAATTACAAAATTGACTACACATCAAACACTTGGTATGACGCCAACAACAGCTGGACCTGGAACTATGGCGGTCTGGCTGACAGCCTGACAGGACTTCCTTTACAAGGAACTTGGCGAGCAATTTACAACTACTGGTTTGACACAGATAGTCCGCACCTGCATCCGTGGGAAATGTTGGGCTTCAGTCGCCAACCAAATTGGTGGACAGATCGTTATGGTCCAGCACCGTACACCGGAAACAACTTGACTCTGTGGCAAGATCTTGAAGCTGGCTACATTTGGAACGCAGGCAATCCCTACTACGATACAAGATTTGCTAGACCTGGCTTGACATCAATTATTCCAGTGAACGAAATTGGCGATCTAAAATCACCATCAGAGATTCCGTTGATGGCAGGGCTCAATCAAAGAACTATATCTGGCAGTTTCAGCGTGGGTCAGCAAGGCCCAGTAGAAACAGCTTGGCGCAGAAGCAGTGACTATGCTTATGCATTGCAATTGGCTATGGCATTGACTAGACCAGCAAAATATTTCAGCACACAAATTGACACCAGTCGTTTCTATAGAAATTCAGTAACTGGACAATTCAGCAACAGCGACAATCAAAAATTGACTCCAACATTGTTGGCTGTCAATGGCGACAGCACATCGGGTACTGTGTTACGTACCAGCGGCTATATCAATTGGATTTTTGACAGCGTTAAAAATCTTGGCATTGATCCAGTAGCAAAGTTCAATCAGTATTTTATGCATTTGAATATGCAACTGTCTTACAAAGTTGGTGGGTTCACTGATAAAAAGATTTTGACGGTGAGTGCGGAACAAACAAGTCCGGGTTCAACAAATGCCAGCGTAATTATTCCAGATGCAAACTACAATTTGTATCTAAACAAATCGGTTCCGGTTAAATCCATTTCATACAGCGCAGTGATCGTGGAAAATGTTCAGGCAGGCTATAGCGTAACCGGATACGATACAACCAATCCGTATTTTACCATTATTCCAAGTGCGGTAAGCAGATCAGTTGACGTGGTAACTGTCAATGGACTAACAGTGAACCTGTACCAAGACAGCGCCAACGAAACAATGACCATACCATATGGTACAGTATTTGTAAACGAACAACAGTTGGCAGACTTTTTATTCAGCTATCAAAGATACTTGACCAGTCAAGGTTTTGTGTTTACTGACTTTGATTACGATCTCAGTGAGGTGCGTGATTGGAAATTGAGTGTCAAAGAATTTTTATACTGGGCACAACAGGGTTGGGACATTGGCACAATTATCTTACTAAATCCAGCAGCCACATCGGTGACTATCAATTCTACTCAAATGGTTGTAGACGAAATTACCAATTTGCCAAACAGCAGTAAATTGTTAGATCAAAATTATAAAACCATCAAGAGCAATGATTTCAATGTGTTGAGAAAAGAAAACTTTGTCAATGGCAATCAAACAGTTGTGAGTACAGTCAACGGTACGCCAATGTGTTATGGCAAATTCAATTTGATACAGTACGAGCACGTGTTGATCTTGGACAATGTCAGTGACTTTGGCGACATTATCTATGTACCAAGTTTGGGCAGTCGTCAATATCGTTTACGATTGACCGGATCTAAAACTGGCGCTTGGACTGGCGCACTTGATGCTCCAGGATTTGTCTACAGTGACTTTACAGTAGTTACGTGGGAACCAGGAACAGACTACAAGTCTGGCGACATAGTTACCTACAGCAATCAAATTTATGTTACCAAAACTGATTTAGATGCCAGCGAAACATTTAATCCACAGCAGTGGACCAGTATCAGCAAATCTGATATTCAAACTGGATTACTGCCCAGCTTTGGTCAAAATGCTCAAGAGTTTGAAAGAATATACGATATCGATCGTCCGCCTGTCAGCGAAGATTTTCAGGCATTCAGTGCTGGCCTAATAGGATTTAGACAGCGTCCTTACTTGACTGATCTAGGTATATCTGTGCAAAATCAAACAAAATTATACCAGGGTTATATCAAACAAAAAGGCACAATCAATTCTGTCAGCGCATTGACCAAAGCCAACTTTAACAACGTGGGCGGCAGTATCACCACCTACGAAGAATGGGCGTTCCGCGTTGGACAGTACGGTGACCTAGCTAGAAATCAATACACAGAATTTATTCTAGATCAAAGTGTGTTCAAAACAAATCCTGTGGCATTTACATTAACAACTGATTCTTATTCCACTGGCAATATCATTGTGGACTTGAAGTTGGATGCCAATTTAAAATTGTCTAACGTTTACAATGCCAGCAATTTGTCCAGCGTAAGCACATCACTGTACAACAATAGAACAGGTACAGCATATCCTCAAGATTTACCAACTGCTGGATATGTCAATGTCAACGATGTTGACGCAACTATTTTTGATATAACCAACACCGTTACACCAGCAGTAACAGTGGGCAATTATGTATGGGTAGCCAAAGATAACAATCAACAATGGAATGTGTTTAGAATCAACAACACCGGATTGACAGCAACCACACTCACTTACAATTTAGACAACTACGCACAGCTGACATTCAATTCTACACATTCATTTGTGGTTGGTGATTACATACTGTTAAACAATTTCAATATTGACTTGAATCCCTCGTCGCCCACCTACAACACATCAGTGTTTGATGGAATGTACAAAGTAATTCAAATCAACAACAACAATTCTGTTGTTATAGCCATTACCAACGTGGCCAACTTAGTTGCACTGATTCCGGCTCCGGTACAGGGCAATGGTGCAGTATATAAATTTGCATCGGTTAGAGTGGCAACACCTTCTGGTATTGCATCAGTTACACCACCCGGCGGATGGATCACTGGCGATAAAGTTTGGGTTGATAATTACAACACAGGTGAGTGGGGAGTATACCAATATGACGCTGTAGATAATTCTTGGACAGTGATCAGAAATCAAGAACCCCAAGTTGATATCAACAGCATCAACCGAACATTTTTGTACAACAAAGTCAACAACAATATTTTAGCTGCAATAGACTATGTTGATCCCAACAAAGGAAAAGTGTTAAATTTTGTTGCCAGAGACATTGATTATCAACGCACACAAGATCCAGCACTTTACAATGCCGGTAATGTTACATTAAATCCTGGTCTGACCATACACAACGATTACCACTGGGGGCCTGCTCAGGTAGGTAAAATTTGGTGGAATTTGGATACTGTACGTTACGTAGACTACGAACAAGATGAATTGATCTATAGATTAAACCAATGGGGCAATCGATTCCCTGGCAGCTCAATTGATGTTTACGAATGGGTAGAAAGCACCGTACCGCCAAGTCAGTATTCTGACGTGGGTACACCTTTATACAGCAATGACAGCGCCTACAGCACATATGGATACATTGATCAATCAGGATCAGTACAGTTGAAGTATTATTTCTGGGTGTCGGGCAGAGATGTGGCCAACACAGCGGCCGGCAAATACAACAGCGTTTCCAGTATTGTTTCTGCCATTGAAAATCCTTTGAGTCAAGGAATTCCATATGCGGCATTTTTACGCAATGACACCGTGGCCTTGTACAATGTAAATCAATACTTGGTAGCAAAAAATACTGTATTGCATTTGGGCAGTTTTAGTCCTGATGCAGATTTAATACACAACGAGTATGCGTTGGTACAAGAAGGCAATGCCGACAGCGTTATTCCTGCAGCAATATTGGCCAAGTTTATTGACAGTCTTGCTGGGGTTGACAAATTTGGCAATGTTGTTCCTGATCCTGCGTTAACTCCGGCACAGGCCTACGGTATCAATATTCGTCCAAGACAAACAATGTTTGTGGATCAGCCGTTGGCCCTGATTAACTATGTTACTTTGGTCAACACACAATTATTAACCTATCCAGTAACACAACGTAAAGTACTAACAACCTTGCTCAGCCAGGAACCAGTACCTACTGCCAATTCAGGTGCATATGATTTAACAGTTGATACTGTTGATGAATTAAATTACATTGATACAACGGCATTAACTGTGGGTCAAAGTCGTGTATTGGTAAAATCAGACAGCACCAATTTGGGCAAATGGGCAGTATACACTCTGTCGGGCTGTAATGGCACGGTGGGCATATTTACGGTATCAACAGTACAAACTTACAAAACCGATTTGTATTGGACCTATGCTGATTGGTATGATTCTGCTTACAATCCAACTACCACTCCCAACTATACTGTTAAAAATGACATTGAGCTGGGCAAATTGTCACTGACAGCTGGTCAGTTTGTCAAAGTGTTGGATGGTGGTAACGGACAATTTTTAGTTTATCAGATCAACAGCGACCTTACCAAAACATTGGTGGGAATACAAAACGGCACCTTACAAATCACCACTGGCGCTATTCCAAGCAAAGAATTGAGACAAATTATTTCTGCAATGCAAAAAGAAATTTTCATTGAAGACTTGGCGTTGACTTACAATCAAATTTTCTTCTCAATGGTCAAGTATGTGCTTAGTGAACAGAAAAATCTAGATTGGGTATTTAAAACCAGCTTTGTATCGGCCACACAAGATATTAGAAAATTAGAAACTTTCCCGGCCTACATCAAAGACAACCAAGATTATTATCTAGAGTACATCAACGAAGTTAAACCATACAGAACCATACTGCGCGAATTTGTTATCAATTACAAACGCAATGATCCGTATGCCGGAGACATAACAGACTTTGACCTGCCGGCATACTGGGACGCCAATTTAAAAACTTACAGAGCACCAGACGGAACACAAAGTACTGACGTTGCCTTGCTATCTAGTAGTACCTACCAAAATTGGTCCAACAACTACACCTACAAAATTGTTGATGTAAGCATAGAGAACCCTGGATCGGGTTACACCTTGCCTCCGCAACTTATTGTTACCGGTGGTGGTGGTACCGGAGCCAATTTGTCTGCATCCATTAACTCATACGGCCAGATCAATCAAATTCGTGTGATCAGCCCTGGATCTGGTTATACATCGACTCCGACCATAGTTGTCAACGGCACAGGCGCGGGTGCAATAGTTAACCCAATACTGAGAAACGAATATACCGGAAACAATTCGGGACACAACGTGGTCAGAAGCATCAAAACCAATATCAAATTTGACCGTACCACATATACCAACCCAAACACTTTTGTGTTTTGGAGCAATATATCAAGCAATGTTAGTGCAAGTTTGGGACAAACTATTGCAGCCAACTCAGTCATAGTGTTGGATACACATCTATTTAGATTGAGCAACAACTACGTGATCACTGGAAATACTGTAACAAACACAGTCAACTTTCCTTCCCAAATTGTCAAAATTTCTGCCGCAGACTTTGACAATGCCAATGATCGCATTGTGGCCTACAACGGCAATGTTGATTTGAGTTTGATCAGCGACGGAATAAATTATCCTGGGGTGATCATTGAAGGCAACACATACCTGGGTACCACAGTAGATACTATTATACAAAGTCAATATTCCGACAACCTGGGCATTGATATGGCCAATGTGTATGTGGATGGTGGCAGCTATGTAAACAGCTATGTCAGTCACGCACCCGAAGAATTAATACCGGGTCGTATGTTTGACAGTTTTAATTTGAGTGTTTATCAAACTGACAATATTGCTTGGAGATATTTTGATAATATGCAAAGCGAGAGATCTTATTATCGAATTGCCGCGGCATCAACCACAGCATTAGCCCAAGATTTAGCAATGACCGACACAACTATCAGTGTAGTTGATGCTACACGTTTGCCGGCCCCCAATCAGATATCCAGCACACCGGGCATTGTTTTCATCAACGGAGAAAAAATTGCTTACTGGAGAAACTATGCATTGGAAACTCCTATTCCTTGGCAACCAAACATTACAGTACCTGCTGGAAGTTTGATCAGTTACGTTGGCAATGTTTATGTGGCCACTGGTAACGTTTATGCCATAGATTTTGCAAATGTAGCACCAACACAAATTGAACAAGTCAGTATCAATACCTTGGCACAAATTAGACGCGGAGTTGACGGAACCGCAACAGCTAACATACATCCAGCCGGCAGTCGAGTGGTAGATTCTAGTGCAACACAACAGATTCCCAATACCGCAGTTACCTCAACAACATTGAGTCAGGCAACAACTTACCAAGCAACTGATGTGGTTGCATATGGAATTACAACTACAGCAAACATAAGCGTCAATGTTGGTGATATCATCACCAGTTTGACCACTGTGGATTTATGGCAACCTGGTACCACAATAAAACCTGGAGTTCTAACCTACTACAACGGAAACAGTTATACTGTTACCGGAAATGTCTATGGCCCTGGCACTAAAACTTGGACAGCCAACACAGCGTTTCCTTTGCACACATATATTTTTGACAGCGGTGGCAACACTTATATTACCACAGGTAATGTGTATTCTGCCACATTCCCAACATCAAATATCACACCAATATCGTCGGCAAACATAGCTACATCCAAGTTTGCAAATGTACTGGCAGCTGGCAACGTAACCTATGCATTTGAAGGTAATACTGCGGTGAGTGTTACACTAAGAGCACTTGAAACAGTATCAAATCAGCGTTCTTTTGGTGCCATTATTACTAGCGGATCAATTATTGGCACTCAAGGACGTCCTGAGTTTTTTGACACTGCAGACGGATTTGACGAAGATTCATTTAGCAATTCAACCAGCAAACTGCAAATCAACAGAGTTGAAGCTGACAGCTACATTGTGAGTTCTTATATCTTGGGCAATGTAACCGTAGATGGAAAAATCACAGTACCAGCCGGTTCAACAGTTTCAAAATCACAAATTTGGTACAGCCCAGGCCCATACGGCACAGCAACAGATGGCACAGGCTTGTACAACAGTACAACAGCGCAGGTTGCTTTCTTGAAAAACAGTCCAAGTGTTACTGCAGCCGGGGGTAAAACACCGTGATAAATACTGATAACAAACAAAATTTAGAGGAAAAACAAGTGGAAAATACACAAAAACGCCCAGATGAACAGTCTGGTATTTATGTACGTGGTCATATCAAAATTTTTGACCCCGAGTCAGGGCAGGTCTACATTGATAAACCCAATGCAATCCACTATGAAAATTTTAGTCGAGCATTGGCCAGTTCTGTTGCCAACAAAGGCGAGAACTTTATTTACGAAATGAATTTTGGCAATGGTGGTACCAGCGTAGACACCACTGGCATTATTACCTATTTGCCAACCAACACCACAGGACAAAACAGCAATTTATACAATCCAACTTATACCAAAGTGATTGACGATACTGCGGTGGCCAACAAAGATCCCAGCAACAACAAAATGACAGTGAGCCATATTCCTGGCACAATTTA